ATGATTCTGGATTTCTTCCGGCAAGGCGGCACGGCGCCCGAGGCCCCCGAGCAGAAGGCGAGCGCCGTGGGCCGGATCGCCGCGTGGCCGGGTGCGGGCCGCGTCGCGTGGACCCCGCGCGACAGCGTCAGCCTGACTCGCGCGGGCTTTGCGGGCAATCCGGTCGGCTTTCGCTGCGTCAAGATGATCGCCGAGGCCGCCGCCAGCCTGCCGCTGGTTTTGCAAGACGCAAAAGAACGCTACGCCGCGCACCCGGTGCTGGATCTGGTGCGCAGCCCGAACCCGGCCCAGGGGCGTGCCGAGCTTTTCGAGGCGATCTTCGGTCAGCTTCTTCTGACTGGAAACGCCTATGTGGAGGCCGTGGGCGGCGGTATCGGGGAAACCCCGCTGGAGCTGCACGTTTTGCGTTCGGACCGTATGAGCGTTGTGCCGGGTGCAGATGGCTGGCCTGCGGTTTATGAATACGCTGTGGGCGGACGCAAACACCGGTTTGCCATGGGCGAGGGGCCGGCCCCAGTCTGTCATATCAAGTCTTTTCATCCCCAGGACGATCATTACGGATTTTCGCCGATGCAGGCGGCGGCGCAGGCAGTGGATGTGCACAATTCCGCTAGCCGCTGGTCCAAAGCACTTCTGGACAACGCCGCGCGGCCATCCGGAGCGATTGTCTTCAAGGGCGCCGAAGGCCAGGGCACGCTGTCAACCGATCAGTACGATCGGTTGGTGATGGAAATGGAAAGCCACCATCAGGGCGCGCGCAACGCGGGCCGACCCATGCTGCTGGAAGGCGGGCTGGACTGGAAGCCGATGGGGTTCAGCCCGTCGGACATGGAATTCCAGAAAACCAAGGAGAGCGCCGCGCGCGAGATCGCGCTGGCCTTCGGTGTGCCGCCGATGCTGTTGGGAATCCCGGGCGATGCGACCTATTCGAATTACCAGGAGGCCAACCGCGCCTTCTATCGCCTGACGGTGCTTCCCTTGGCCGGGCGTGTGGCGGCGAGTGTGGCGGACTGGCTTGCGGGCTTTAGTGGTGCAGCGTTGGAGCTGCGGCCCGATCTGGACCAGGTGCCGGCGCTATCGGCGGAACGAGACGCGCAATGGGCGCGTGTTGCTGGGGCCGAGTTCCTGACGGCAGCCGAGAAGCGCACGCCTTTGGGCCTTCCCGCGCTGTCCGATGAGGGATGAGCCGAAAGATGGAGGACATGCACGATCTCGACGGGATCTATGCCTCTTTCGAAGGCACGCAGACGATGTTCCGGCACGTGGAAAAGCGCTTGACCTCGCTCGAGCTGTCGGTTGCAGCGATGGAGACAGAGCGCGCGGTCAGCGAAGAAAAGCAAAAGTTCATGGAGGCACGGTTCAACCAGATCGATGGGCGGCTGGAGAAGATCGACGGGCATATCTCGCGGCTGGTCTGGCTGATCATCGCGGCGATCTTGGGCGGGTTTATGAGTTTCGCCATGCAGGGCGGCATTTTGGGCGGATGAGCAGGAGATGAGAATGGATACGGATATGGAGCTTGAGCGGAAATTCTGCCGCTTCGACGAAGAGATCACCGTCAAGGACGGTGTGCTGATCGAGGGCTATGCAAGTCTTTTCGGGTCGGAGGATCGCGGTGGCGATATTGTCGAGCCTGGTGCGTATAGCGCGAGTCTGACGCGACTGGCCGCGGAAGACCGGCAGGTCAAGATGCTCTGGCAGCACGACCCGGCGCAGCCCATCGGTGTGTGGGACGAGGTCCGCGAGGATACGCGCGGCCTTTTCGTGAAAGGCCGGCTGCTCGAGAGCGTGGCCAGGGCGCGTGAGGCGGCGGCGCTGATCGCGGCGGGAGCTATCGACGGGCTCTCGATCGGGTATCGCACGCTGCAAGCGGTGAAGAATGACAAGGGCCGGCGGCTCTTGAAGGAACTGGAGCTGTGGGAGGTGTCGCTCGTGACCTTTCCGATGCTGCCCAGTGCGCGGGTCGGAGTCAAGGGCGAGAGCCCGCAAGGGGACGAGCTGCGCGAGTTGGCGGCGGCCTTCGAGGACGCCCGCCGGGAGATGGCGCGGCCCTAGCGCGGCGTCGGGACACCAAAACAGGATCAAGCGATGAGCAAGAGCGAGAGCCAGTCTCGGGCCGGGGAAGATCTGTCTCCGGTGGCCGAGGTGAAGACTGCCGTGGCGGGTTTCATGAGTGACATTCAACAGCGACTTCAACAACAGGACGAGAAAATGACGATGATCGAACGCAAGACCATGGGCCTGATGCGCCCGCAGCTGGCCACGAGCGCCGAGGCCGAGGCGCCGCATCAGAAGGCGTTCGACGCCTATCTGCGCTCGGGCGACGACGACGGCCTGCGCGGGCTGGAGCTGGAAGGCAAGGCTATGAGCGCCGCGGTGGCGGCCGATGGTGGCTACCTCGTGGACCCGGCAACCGCGCAGAGCGTGCAGGGCGTTCTGGCCTCGACCGCTTCGATCCGGGCTATCGCCAATGTGGTGCAGGTGGAGGCGACGTCCTTTGACGTGCTGATCGACCACACCGATATCGGCCATGGCTGGGCGACCGAGACAGGCAACACCGCCGAGACTGGCGCGCCGTCGATCGACCGCATCACCATCCCGCTTCACGAGCTGAGCACGCTGCCCAAGGCCAGCCAGCGCCTGCTGGATGACAGCGCCTTTGACATCGAGGGTTGGCTTGCGGGCCGCATCGCCGACAAGTTCGCGCGTGCCGAGGCCGCGGCCTTTGTCGCCGGAGACGGGATCGACAAGCCCAAGGGTTTCCTGACCCATCCTTCGGTCGACAATGACGTCTGGGCCTGGGGCAATCTGGGCTATGTGCCCACGGGCGTGGACGGCGATTTCGGCGGCGCCGAGACGATCATCGATCTGGTCTACGCGGTGGGTGCCCAGTATCGCGCCAACGGGACGTTCGTCATGAACTCCAAGACCGCGGGTGCCGTGCGCAAGCTCAAGGACAACGATGGCCGTTTCCTGTGGTCCGACGGCCTTGCCGCCGGCGAGCCCGCGCGCCTGCTGGGCTATCCCGTGCTGATCGCCGAGGACATGCCCGATATTGCCAGCGGCGCAACCGCGATTGCATTCGGTGATTTCGGCGCGGGTTACACCGTGGCCGAGCGTCCCGACCTGCGTGTGCTGCGCGACCCGTTCTCGGCCAAGCCGCACGTTCTTTACTACGCCACAAAGCGCGTAGGTGGCGACGTGAGCGATTTCGCGGCGATCAAACTGCTCAAGTTCGCAGTGGCCTAAGGCCTTTCGGTTCGGGCGAAATTCTTCCGCCCGGATGGCGCGCGTCGCCCAATGTCTGCACCCGGTTACATCCCTCCGAGCGGGTCGGGGCGGGCGGCGCGTGCCGGGACCTTCCGGAGGGGCCGGGGATTTCTGGAGTGAATCCATGATGTTAATCGAAGAAACCGCTGTGCCCTAGGCCGCGCTTCCGGTGAATGAATTCAAGGCGCATCTGCGGCTTGGCACCGGGTTCTCGGACGGGGACGTGCAAGACATGGTGCTCGAGTCGTTTCTGCGCGCCGCCATCGCGGCGATTGAGGCGCGCACGGGCAAGATCCTCGTGGAGCGGGCCTTTTCCTGGACCCTGACGCGATGGCGCGATCAGGGCGGTCAAAGTCTGCCGGTGGCGCCTGTGCGCGAGATCACGGCATTCAAGCTGCGTAACAGAGCAGATGAGGAAGAACTGATCGGTGCGGCCTACTATCGTCTGGACCAGGACACGCAGCGCCCGCTGATGCGGCCGACGGGTTCTTGTCTGCCGGTCATCCCGCCGGGTGGCGTGGCCGACATCTCTTTCGTGGCGGGATATGCGCCTGACTGGAACGGGTTGCCCGCCGATTTTGGACAGGCGGTCATCCTGCTGGCTGCGCATTACTACGAACATCGCCATGAGACCCGCGCCGGCGAAACGGCGATACCGCTGGGCGTCGCGGGGCTGGTCGAGCGCTACCGCACGGTGCGTCTATTTGCCGGAGGCCGGACATGACCGGCGGCGTGCATCTGAACCGGCGTCTCGTTCTTGAGGAAGAGGTAAGACAGGCCGACGGCGCGGGCGGCTATTTGGGAACCTGGGCAGCTCTTGGCACGCTCTGGGCCGATATCCGGGCCCGGTCGGGCCGCGACGCGTCCGGTGAAGACACCAGCGTGTCGCGCACCGGCTTTCGCGTCACTGTTCGCGCGGCACCGTTTGGTGCGCCATCGCGACCAAGCCCGGGCCAGCGGTTTAGGGATGGCATGAGGATTTTCCGGATCGAGGCCGTGGCCGAACGGGATGCACAAGGCCGGTACCTCACCTGCTTTTGCGAAGAGGAGGTGGCGCTATGAGTTATGGAGCAGCGGCTGCCCTTCAGGAGGCCATCTATCAACGGCTGGTGAACGATACGACGTTGGACGCGCTGGTCCAGGGCGCGATCTATGACGCGTTGCCGCGCGGTTCCGTGCCGGATCTTTACGTGACGCTAGGCCCCGAGGAAGCGCGCGTGCGTTCAGACAAGACCGGCGGCGGCGCGTGGCACCGCTTCACCGTGAGCGTGATCAGCTCCGCGGCGGGATTTCATACGGCCAAAGAGGTGGCGGCGGCGATCAGCGATGCGCTGACAGATGCGCCGCTCGCCCTGAGCCGGGGGCAGTGCCCGGCCTTGCATTTCTTTCGTGCCCGCGCCCGGCGGGATGGCACCGGCGATCTGCGCCGGATCGACCTGACGTTCCGGGCGCGGGTGGATGACACCCCAATTTCCTAACCTTCGGAGACAAATCCCATGGCAGTGCAGAACGGCAAGGACCTTTTGGTCAAGATCGACCTGACCGGCAGCGGCAATTTTCAGACGGTCGCGGGGCTGCGCGCGACGCGCGTAAGCTTCAACGCCGAAAGCGTGGATGTCACCAGCCTTGAATCGGCGGGCGGCTGGCGCGAACTTTTGGCAGGCGCGGGTGTGAAAAGCGCTGCTATCAGCGGTTCGGGCATCTTCCGCGACGCGGCGAGCGACGAGCGTGTGCGGCAGATCTTCTTCGATGGCGAGATGCCCGGTTTTCAGGTGGTGATTCCGGACTTTGGAATCATCGAGGGGCCTTTCCAGGTCAGTTCAATCGAATACGCCGGCAACCATGACGGTGAGGCCACCTACGAGTTATCGCTGACCTCTGCCGGCCAGTTGACCTTCACGGCGATCTAAGGCGATGGCGAACCCTTTTGCGGGTGAGGTCGCGCTCTGCATCGATGGAGAGCCGCGCGTGCTCAAGCTGACCCTTGGCGCGCTGGCCGAGCTGGAGGTGAGCCTGGGCGACGACACGTTGGTGGCTCTGGTCGAGCGGTTCGAGCGTGGTGCGTTTTCCAGCCGCGATGTTCTGGCGCTGATCGTGGCAGGTTTGCGCGGAGGCGGCTGGGCGGGAACGGCGGCGGATCTTCTGCATGCCGAGATCGAGGGCGGTCCCCTGGGGGCCGCACGGGCGGCAGCTGCGCTTCTGGCGCGGGCGTTCACACTGGCGGATGGGCCGTGAACGGGCCGCCTGCGGGCATCGACTGGCCCGCCCTGATGCGGGCGGGGATTCGGGGGCTTGGCCTGCGCCCACGAGAATTCTGGGTGCTGACGCCCGCCGAGCTTGAGCTGATGCTGGGCAAGCCGGCGGGGGTGGCGCCGCTCAAACGGTCCCGGCTTGACGCGCTTTTAGCAGATTACCCGGACGGCAATGGAGAGACGAGCGATGAGTGAGATGGAACAGCTGGACGACCTTGATCAGCAGGTGGCGGCGCTGGACGAAAACCTTGGCGCGGCAACGGATATGGCAGCGGCTTTCAATAGCGAACTCGCTCGAGTGCGGGCCAGTTTTCAGGGCACCGGACATGATTTGGCGGCACTCGACCGCGGCATCAGCCGGGGTCTCAACAAGGCGATACGAGGCGCGGTTATCGAAGGCGACGGCCTGTCGGATGCGGTGCGCAATCTGTCCACTGCGATGATCAATTCGGCGTTCAATTCCGCCGTGCGGCCGGTGACCGACCATGTCGGCGGGCTGCTAAGCCAAGGCATCGGCAACCTCATGGGCGGGCTTTTCGCTTTCGAAAAAGGTGGCAGTTTTGCCTCGGGTCGGGTCCAGCCCTTTGCCTCGGGCGGGATTGTCAACGGGCCGACTATGTTTCCGATGCGCGGCGGCACCGGCCTAATGGGAGAGGCCGGACCGGAGGCGATCATGCCGTTGGCGCGCGGCGCCGACGGCAAGCTTGGCGTAAGGGCGCAAGCGGGTGGCGATGTCCGGGTCGTGATGAATGTCAGCACGCCCGATGTCGAAGGGTTCCGCCGCAGCCAGGCGCAGATCGCGGCGCAGCTTGGCCGGGCGATCGGGCGCGGCAACCGCAATCGTTAAGGCAAGGAGAAAGAGATGCAGTTTCATGAGGTAAGATTTCCCGCCAGCCTGAGCTTCGGTTCGATTGGCGGTCCGGAGCGGCTCACGGATGTGGTCACGCTCGCCAACGGCTTTGAAGAACGCAACACGCCATGGAAACATTCGCGCCGCCGCTATGACGCGGGCGTCGCGCTGCGTGGTCTCGACGATATCGAGACCCTGATCGCGTTTTTTGAGGCGCGGCAGGGGCAGATGTACGGTTTTCGCTGGAAGGACTGGACCGACTACAAATCTTCCCGGGCACGCACCGAACCGCGGTTTGACGACCAGATCATCGGCACCGGGGACGATGTGACCGCCGAAGTGCAACTGATCAAGACATATCGCTCTGGAGAGAGTGTGTATGCCCGGCCCATCACCAAACCGGTCGCAGGCAGCGTGCGCGTAGGGCAGGACGGTGCCGAGTTGCAGGAAGGGATCCATTACGAGGTCGATACGACCACCGGCATCCTTCGGTTCAGTCACCCGGTCAGTGCCGGTGTCCGAGTGACCGCAGGCTTCGAGTTCGATGTTCCGGTTCGTTTCGACATCGACCGCATTCATACCAGTCTCGCCAGTTTTCAGGCAGGCGAGGTGCCCAATGTACCGGTGGTAGAGGTGCGCGTATGAAGGGCTTGCACGAGGGACTGGAAGCGCATCTTCGGACAGGGCTGACAACGACCTGCCGCTGCTGGGCGGTCTTGCGCGAAGACGGTGTGACACTTGGATTTACCGATCACGATTGCGATCTGTCCTTTGACGGGCACATCTTTCGTGCCGACACCGGGTTGAGCGCCAAGGCGTTGCAGCAAACGACCGGACTTGCAGTGGACAATACCGAGGCCTTGGGGGCGCTGAGAGACGGCGCGATCACCGAAAGCGATATCGAGGCCGGACGCTATTACGGCGCGGAGGTGCTAGCGTGGCTTGTGAACTGGCGGAATGTCGAGGAACGCCACCTTCAGTTCCAGGGAACGATCGGGGAAATCAAGCGCGCGGGCGGCGCCTTCGAGGCAGAACTGAGAGGGCTGACAGAAGCGCTTAACCTGCCATTGGGGCGTGTCTTTCAGAAGCCCTGCAGCGCGGTTCTTGGCGACGCGTCGTGCCGGTTCGACATGAGCCTGCCCGGCTATCGCAGCGAACGGCCCGCCGAGACGGTTGAGGCACGACGGATCTTCCGCTTTGCGGCGCTTGATGGATTTGAACCCGAATGGTTTCGCCACGGCGCGCTGCGGGTGCTGGAGGGCCCGGCGGTGGGATTGTCGGGCGTCATCAAGCGGGATCTGAGCGACGTCGCCGGCAGGTTGATCGAACTTTGGCATCCGCTGCGGGCCGAGATCCGTCCGGGCGACCTGCTGCGGCTGGAGGCAGGCTGTGACAAATGCAGCGAGACGTGCCGCTTGAAGTTCAACAACTTTTTGAACTTTCAGGGCTTTCCCGATATTCCGGGTGATGACTGGTCGATCACGGATCCTGCCCGCGCGGCCGTTCTGGATGGTGGGAGCCGGCGCGGATGAACGACAAACGGATCGCAGAGCGCGCCGTGGCAGAGGCGCGCGCCTGGATCGGCACGCCCTACCGGCACCAGGCCAGTTGTCGGGGGGCAGGGACAGATTGTCTTGGTCTGTTGCGTGGCGTGTGGCGCGCACTTTACGGCGCCGAACCCGAGGTGGTGCCGGCCTATAGTATGGACTGGTCCGAGCCCGCCCGGGACGAAGCGCTCTGGCGTGCGGCACGCCGGCATCTTTTGCCACGCCCCCTGAACAGCGATAGTTCGGGCGATGTCCTGCTGTTCCGGATGCGGGATGGCGGGGTGGCCAAGCATCTGGGCCTGTCAGGCGCGGTGGGCCCGTCCGCCACTTTCATTCACGCCTATTCAGGTCACGCGGTACTGGAAAGCCCGCTCAGCGCGCCCTGGCGGCGGCGCATCGTGGCCCGGTTTGCATTCCCTCAGGAGGTCTAG